GCTGCGTTCAATTCATTGACTACTGGTGCAAGCAGTGCTACTGCTTCTATCAGTGCAGCACTATCAGGTGCTGGTGCTGGATTCTCTTTGCCGTCATCCTCGGCCATCACTGGTGCGCTAACTGGTGCCGCAGCACAAGCAGGTAGTTTAGCCAGCACTGCGGTCAACACATTGTCTGGCTTGGTCAAATCAACTCCCACTGACGGCATCAATGTAGCAGACTTTGCCAAACAAGGACCAGCATTGAGTGGCCTTGGCAGCATGAAATTGCCCGATGTGACTGGTGCATTGGCACAAGCCAGCAAATTGGTAGGGCAAGGCGCCAGCACAATCAGCAATGCCCTAGGTGCAGGTAAATTTGGATTTGATGCCAGTCAGCTCGAACGAGCTGGCTTAGTCAAACCTGGAACCGCAGCGGCATTCCTTGCCGGTGGTGAAAGTGATCTTGTGAGTGTGTTGAAAAGTCCCACAGTGTGGACTGGCAAAGAAGGTGTAAAAAGTCTTGATGGTTTGTTGAGCAATAGTGGGCTACAAGACAAAGTGCAACAGGGGTTGATGACATCTGGTGTGGCTGATTTGAAATCACTGGGTATTCCCACAGACAAGTTGACTCCGCAAGCACTTAGTGGCCTGGCAACCAATGCTGCCAAAAGTGTGTCAAGCACGTTAGACTGGGCAAAGAACGCTCCAGGGTTACCAGCAGATGTCAAAGCCAAATTTGATGCTACTGCTGTAAATGGCGCATTTGCTGTAAACTTGGCTCAGACCAAAATAGATGCACCAGTATTACAAGAAACAAAACCAGTGGCTGCGGAAGATACTGTCAATAGTGCAACAGTTGATGCTGCCGCAACACGAATTGTTGGTAATGATAAAGTTCCAAGTGTGTCAACTTCAGGCACCAGCAGTGCCGCAGAAATTGCAGTTTTTGCATATCTTGATTTGTTAGGCGACAATGCCGCAGGGTTTGAATCAGTAAGTCAAGCAATATCAGCATTGGATCAACAATCGTCAATCACACAAGAGCAATGGAATACTGTAAACCAAGAATTTCAGTCTGTTAGAGCAACTTTTAATGCTAGAGTTGAGGATTTGGCTCAGGCAGTGATAGATAGTATTAAAACATTGTCTCCCTCTGATCCAAAATACGATCGAATTCTTTATGTATACAACCGCCTTCCAGAAATAGCCAAACGATTAAAAGAACGATCTGCAATTATTAAAAAGTTACTTGCAGATTTGGCCAATAAAATTGTCACATAAATATTCATATGACTACCTTTGTTGGCTTTAACACACAGAATCAATACAAAAAATTCACGCTAGTAGACTTTGAATTGGTCAAGCGCGACCTCTTGAATGCTTTCAATATCCGTCAAGGACAACTGCCCGGCCGTCCAGGTTACGGTACTATCTTATGGAATTACTTGTTTGACAATCAAACTGACACAGTTCAACAAGGTATTATCAATGAAGTACAAAGAGTAGCAGGCGGTGATCCTAGAGTATTCATCAGTAATATCAATGTGTATCCTCAACAGAATGGCATGCTAATTGAGTTAGAAATACAAACAGTGGGCGGGGTTGATGCCCAAATACTAAGCGTGTTCTTCAATCAGGTCACTCGTTCGGCCAGCTACGTATAACTACGCCGTTTTTTATCTACATAAATAACAGATAAAGAATACAAGGCCCGGACATAATGGCAAAAACCACTAGACAAACAGCGATATTTGGTGTAGAAGATTGGAAACAAATCTATCAAACCTATCGCGAAGCAGACTTCCAAAGCTATGACTTTGAAACTCTACGCAAGAGTTTTACTGACTATCTGCGTTTGTACTATCCAGAAACATTCAATGACTACATTGAAAGTTCAGAATACATTGCCTTGTTGGACGTTATTGCATTCATGGGCCAGGCCTTGGCCTTCCGTACAGATTTAAACACACGCGAAAACTATTTAGACACAGCCGAACGCAGAGATTCAGTCACACGCTTGGCCAATTTGGTCAGCTACACTGCCAAGCGCAACACAGCCGCACAAGGCTTGCTTAAAGCATTCAGTGTGAGTACAACAGAAAGTGTGGTTGATTACAACGGCGTTAATTTGGCCAATGTTACAATCAACTGGGCCGACCCTACAAACTTTGACTGGCTGGAACAATGGAATGCTGTAATCAATTCAGCGTTGGTCAGCAGTCAAAAAATTGGCCGTCCGTCAAATCGTCAAACCATTTTGGGTGTGGATACCAGCGAATATGGCATTAATTTGGTACCTGGATTTTTGCCTGTGATCCCCTACACTGCCACTGTAGACGGCGTAAACATGCCATTTGAAGCCACAACTTCTACCACAGCTGGTCAAGATTACATTTACGAACCCAGTCCTAAACCCAATACTGCATTCAATGTATTGTACCGCAATGATCAACTGGGTTATCAATCGGCTAACAATGGATTTTTCTTTTTCTTCAAGCAAGGGACATTGCAAAATCAAGACTTTAACTTGGCCGAACGCATTGCCAATCGAACAGTGAATATCAACATTGAAGGGGTTAACAATGAAGACCGTTGGTTGTTTCAGTTGGATAACGTGGGTAGCATCAGTCGAGAGTGGGCTTATACTCCAAACCTTTATTCATCTGCGGCTGAACAAACAGCAACACTAAGACCAATTTTTTCTACTACCAGTAGAACCAATGATCAAATTACTATGGTGTTTGGTGATGGGGTATTCTCTGAGATCCCAGTAGGCATTTTCCGTGCGTATGTTCGTGCAAGCAATGGACTGCAATACATTATCAATCCTTCTGAAATGCAGAATGTAGTATTGCCAATTAGTTATATTGATCGCAATGGCAACATTCAGACTATGACATTTACATGTGGTATTACGCAACCTGTGAGTAATGCACAAAGTCGAGAAAGTATTGCTGCTATTAAACAACGTGCCCCAGCAAGATACTACACACAAAATCGCATGGTCAATGGCGAAGATTACAACTTATTTCCGTTTACTCTCTACAATTCTATTATTAAAAGCAAAGCTGTAAATCGTGCATCAATTGGAACCAGTCGCTATCTTGATCTTGTAGATAATACAGGCAAGTATTCGTCTACCAATACATTTTCTAGCGATGGTGCCATGTGGGAAAATAATATTTTGCCTACCACGTTGTTTGCTTGGAACAATCGCAATGAAATTGCTGATCTTATTACCAACACAGTGCAACCGGCCATTGCCGGAGCCACATTTAAACAATTTTACTACGCAAATTTTCCAAGAGTAACTGTGAACACTGGTGCTACTGCGCTTAGTACATGGAATCAAAGCACCACATTAGCAAATGAAACTACTGGTTATTTTCAAAACGCATTAGGTGCGCCAGTTATGGTTGGGCCCTATAGTAGCACTGCATTCAAGTACGTGGTGCAAAAAAGTTTAATTAAATTTGTACCTCCGGTCATCAATGGCCAGCCATATTATTTTGATGCCAACAATAGATTAAAAGCTGGCCTGCCAACTAGACCCGAAGACCATTTGGAAATATGGGCCAGTCCTCTTACAGTAGTAGGTGATGGCAGCAACGGTGGCATTGGCAATTTAACTAACGGTCAAGGTCCAGTGGCGCTTAACAACTTTGTGCCTACCGGTGCAGTTGTAGACAGCATTATTCCTGTATTCCTTACAGATCTAAGCACTACCATAAGAGAAGAAATAACACAACAAATTTTGTTGTATAGAAATTTTGGTCTTGGATATGACAATGACGGAACTATTACAGGTACTGCTGGCACTTGGTATTTGATTACTAGTACTAACTTAAATGCCGATGCAACTTGGAGTCAAACTTACGCAGGTAATACATCTGGACAAAATTTAGATGCAAGCTGGATGGTAGAGTTTGTGGCAGTAGATAACAAATACACAATCACATACCGAGGACTTGCTTATTACTTTGGATCAGTTTTACAAACAAGATTTTTCTTCTATGGCAACCAAAAGATTTACGACAGTCGTACTGGAACCACAATCAGAGATTTTGTCAATGTGCTGGCAGTAAACACCAAGCCAGACAGCTCATCTCCGCTGCCAGGAGATATCTATACCACAATCATTGGTCAGCCTGTAGAGTCTGATGGCTATGTTGATGACTTCCAAGTGTTGATCAGTTACAGAGATTCAGACAGTGATGGTGTGCCAGACAATCCAGACTTCTTTGACGAAATTGTTGCGCCAACAGTTAACCCCAATCTCAAACTGGTATTCTTGCAACAAACTGTAGACTTTGACAATTTGCAAAGATATCTATTGGTTGAACCAGGCGTAGTTAATTCAGATTATCCTACATATGATTCAATTGAGTTAGTTAAGTTTCAATACTCTCCGGGGCAGGTGTTTTATGCCTACAGCGATGAACTATTTTACACATTGACAATCAATACTAATGGTGTAAGAGTTATAACTCAAACAGCAACTGGCGAATGGATTGCCAAAACAGGCCGGCAGGCATTGTACTTCCAGTATCGTCACAATAGTCCATTAACCAATAGAATTGACCCAGGTACTACCAACATCATTGATTTGTATGTTGTGACGCAGGCATATTATACTGCCTATCA